GCGGTTGCGCGGCACCAACCTGGCATGGTTCGGCCTCGACGAGCTGACCTATACCCAGGAAGAAGCGTGGTTGCGCCTGGAGGGGCGCTTGCGGGATTCCAAGGCAAAGCGCCTGTGCGGTTTTGCGGCTTGGACGCCCAAAGGTTACGACTGGGTGTACCGGAAGTTTCTGGCGAAGCCGGTCAAGGGGTACGACGCGATCATCGCCCCGCCGCTCGAGAACCGGTACCTGCTCCACCAAATTCCGGATTACTACGAGCGGCTCAAAGACAGCTACGACGATCGCTTCTATCAACAGGAAGTAATGGGCCTGTACCTGAACCTGGATGCCGCGCTGGTATATGCCTCCTTCGGGCGCAACGAAAATCTTGCGGATTTGAGTCTCGAACCTGGTTTGCCGCTGCTTTGGGCGCTGGATTTCAACGTGGATCCGATGAGTTCGCTGATCGCGCAATCGGTCCGCGGCAAGGTGCGGGTGCTGGATGAAATCGTGCTCCGGCACGCCACTACCGACCAGGCTTGCGAGGAGTTTTTGAAACGCTTTCCGATAGACCCGTCCGGCATCGTGGTCTACGGAGACGCTTCGGGGTACCAGCAACGCACCACCGGAGCGTCGGACTACGACATGATCCGCGAGTACTTCCGAATCCACTCCGACATGCCGGTGAATTACAAGGTGCCGAAATCGAATCCGGCCGTACGGGAACGGATCAATCTGACCAACTCCAGGCTGCGGTCGGCCGGCGGCGAAATCGGGCTGCTGGTGGACTTCAAGTGCAAGGAACTGATCATGGATTTCGAGCAGGTGTCTTTTAAGGCCGACACCTACCAGATCGACAAGGACCGGGACCGGCTGAGAACGCACCTGTCCGACGCGCTGGGGTATCTGCTTTGGCAGGAATACAAGCCGCTCCCGGGCATCGGCGAGCGGTGGGGGCGAATGCTTTAACCATGCAAAACATTAACCGGGAACATCCCGAGTACATCGCACGCAAGGCGATGTGGAAGCAGTACAAAGACCTCTACGCGGGCGGCGAGCGATTGCGCGCGGACGCTTCGGAATACCTGGTGCGGCGGCACAAAGAGCCGAGCGAGGTCTACCAGGAACGGCTGACCCGCATGTTCTACGAGAACTACATCGGGTCGATCGTCGACTGGTATGCGACGACGCTGATGCGGCGCGAGCCGATCCTGATGTTGGATGGAACCGACACCGCCGCGAAGAGCTTCTACACCGCGCTGGCGGACGATTGCGATTTGAAGGGAACCACCCTCAGCGAGTTCTTCCGCCAACGGTTCATCCAGACCATGGTGTGCGGCAGCAGCTTCATCGTGGTGGATTTTCCACGGGTTGGCACGGAGGGCGCCCCCGCTCCGCTGACGCGGGCGGAAGAGGACGCTTCGGGACGATCGCGCGCCTACCTGGTGGACTACGGGCCGGACGAGGTCATCAACTGGAACTACGACCCGTCGGGCGGGCTGGAGTGGGCGGTGATCCGCACCTACTGCCTGCAACAATCCAAGGTCACGGATTCCAAATGGGAGCGGGAGACGCGCTGGATCTACTACGACCGCGAGAATTATCTGATGTACCGCCAAGCGGGCGATTCCAGCCCCATCGAGCTGATGGACCAGGGGCGGCATGGCCTGGCGTCGCTGCGGCGGGTGCCCATGTTCCAGATGAAGGTGTCGGAGGGGCTGTGGCTGCTGAACAAGGCCGCGCTCCTGCAACTGGAGCACTTCAACAAGTCCAACGCACTTTCCTGGGCGCTGACCATGGGGCTGTTCGCCACGCCGGTGGTCTATTCGGACCGGGAGTTCACCCAAATTGTCGGCGAGTCCTATTACATCCAGCTCGGAGCGGGCGACCGGTTCGGATGGACGGAGCCGGAGGGCAAGGTCTACCAGATCGCGGCCGACAACCTGGATCAGTTGAAGGACGAGATCTACCGCGTCTGTTACCTGATGATCCAGGCCGGATCGTCCAGTGGCGGAGGCCGGCAGTCCGCGGTCAGCAAGCAGTTGGACTTCAACACCACACAGGAGGTGCTGCGCGGATACGGCGCTGTCGTGAAGGACACCGTGAAGCAGGTCCTGTGGGCCATCGCGGCCGCGCGGCAGGACGGAGTTTCGATCGGCGTCTCCGGGCTGGACGAGTTCGACATCGACGATCTCAGCACAGAGCTGGACGACGCCAAAAAACTGCTGGATCTGGGGATCGGCTCGGAGACGTTGAAGAAACAGGTCTTCAAGAAGCTGGCCTTGAAGTACCTGAGCGATGCGCGCCAGGAAGTCAAGAACCAGGTGGCGGAAGAGATCGATCGGATGAAATACGCAGAGGGAATTTCTTAGGAGGCATATGGAAGGCATCGACGTTCAAGCGATCGTCCGGCAGGCAATCGAGGAGTTCGCGACCAACGAGCAGTCCAAGAACGAGCCGGCTTACAAGGCGGAACTGCAGGAGGAGCGCAAGCGCAGGGAACAACTGGAGCGCCGGCTGAACGAGTTGGTGGCGGAGAACAAGCGCAGCCGCCAGATGGCCGCCGAAGCCGAGCGAGGCTCGGCCGTGAGAGCCGAACTGCAGCGGCTCGGCGTAGCGAAGATCGACCTTGCGTTCAAGGCCGTGCAGGACGGGATCGTGCGGACCGAGGACGGGCGGCTGGTGGCCCGCAGCGATGCCGGCGAAACGCCGTTGAAGGAACACCTGGCGGCGTTCGTGAATGAGAATCCGGAGTTTCTGCCGGCTCGCATTGCCGGCGGAACCGGGATGACCGCGACCTTCAAGGCGCCGTCCACGGGCAGAGAAACGGTGAGCATCGAACAGATCCGCCCGGGTATGAGCGCGGAAGAGATGCAACGGGTACGAGAGGAGATCGTGCGCGTGGCGTCGCAGACCCTTCGGGGCCTGTAGTAACATCCGGCCCAAACACAAGCGGCCGGCAAGAACAATCAAGTCAAGGAGAACGAATGGCAGCTATTACCTCAACTAACGTCGCAAGCGCGATTGTCAAGCTGGTGGCGGCGGACGCATTGCCGGTGCTGGTCGGGAACCTCGTAATGGGGAACCTGGTGAATCGCGATTACGAACCGGTGCTGGCGAATGCCGGCGACACGGTAAACATACCGATACCTCCGACGATGTTGGCGAACAACATCCTCGAAGGCTACGCGGTGCAGACGCAAAACCCCAGTCTGGGAAACGCGCAGATTGTGCTGAATACCCACGTGGAAGCGACTTTCCAGATTCCAGACGTGACCAAGGTGCTGGCGGTCCCGGACCTGCTGAAGATCTACATGCAGCCGTCGGTGGCCGCCATCGCCCAGAGAATCGAAAGCGATCTTCTGAGCCTGTACGCCGGTTTCTCAACCACGGTGGGAACGGCAGCGACGCCGATCACGGAAGCCGTTATCGACGCGGCGGAGACAGCGCTCTTCCTGCAGAGGGTTCCGCCTCAGGAGCAGAAGTTCATTGTGGTGGACGCGGCGACCTATTCGACCTGGCGGCAAATTCCGCGCTTCAGCGAATTCCAGAACTCGGGCGAAGCGGGCCTGCGCGCGCTGATCGAAGGCACCGTCGGGAAGATCAAGGACTTCTTCGTCTTCCGCTCGCAGTTCGTGCAGAAAACGGGCACCACCACGGTGACCACCCACAACATGGCGTTCACCAAGGACGCCCTCGGCCTGGTGATCCGGCGGCTGCCGCAGCCGCTGCCCGGAACCGGCGCCATCGCGGAGTACGCGGAGTTGGGCAACTTCGGAATGCGCGTGGTGATGAGCTATCAGCCGAACACACTGGCGCAGCAGTTCACGGTGGACGTGCTGTATGGCTGTGGCGTGCTGCGCGGGACCTCGGGCGTGCAGGTCAACACGTAGGACGGCGACCACAAATTCGGGGCCAGACATCAGCGTCCGCGCGGCGCAAGAAACGCGCCTTGGGACGCGGGTGTCTGGCCCCTATTCAGGAGGAATCGATGGATCTAAAGCTCTATTACCAGAAGATTCGCGACACGGAATCGAAGATCACAGAGGCGTTCCCAGTCGTGGTGAGCAATGAGACGGCGGACGGCGGCAAGCCGGGGGTTCTGACGGAAGTGACGCCCGGAATCGCCGCAAAGATGATGGTGCAAGGCGCGGCGCGCCTGGCTACCACTCAGGAAGCGAAGGCGTTCAGGGCGGCGCAAGCGGACGCCAAGCGAGTCGCCGACCAGGCGGCGGCGGCGGCCAAGGTGCAGTTCACAGTGGTGTCGACCACAGAACTGAACAAGCTGAAAACTACCCTGGGATCCTCCCAGGACTAGGCGGTCGACCATGGCTCTGTTCACAGACGGTCCCGCTTCCTCGATGGAAGACCTGACGGCGCAGGATTCGCAGCTTCTCGACGTGGCCAGCGTCGAGGGAATCGATGTGACCCAGAAACTGTTTCTGGCCCAGGACGAACTCACCCTGGAGATGAACGCGCTGTTGACCAGGCTGAGCTACGTGAACCAGTTGTTCTGGCTGGCGCCCCAGCCGAACCTGGGCAGCGTGGTGGTGACGCCGGCGCTGAAATTGTGGCATACCTTTCGCAGCTTGGAAATGGTCTACAGCGACGCGTATAACAGCCAGTTGAACGACCGCTACGCCGGCAAGCGCGACCAGTTCCACTTAAGGGCCAAGTGGGCCTACGAAATGCTGGTTCAGGCCGGGATCGGCGTGGCGTCGGTCCCCGTGCCGCGGGCGGCCACGCCGGCGGTGACGGCCGCTGCGGCTCCGGCGCCGGGCACCCCGCTGCCGGATGAGACTTACTACGCGACCGTGGCCTGGGTCAACGCCGGGGGCGAGGATGGGGCGTGCGCCCTACCGGCAACCATCGCCACTACGGGGAGCTCGCTGCTGGTCCAGCCGGCAGGCGCTCCGCCAAAAACCGCGGCGGGATGGAACGTCTATGTGGGCGTCGGTCCCGATTCGATGGCGCTGCAAAACAGTTCGCCCATCGCCATCGGGCAGAACTGGTTGCAACCGGCGCCCCTGGCGGCGGGGCGGCCGCCGGGACCGGGCCAGCGTCCCAGTTATCTGAAGCCGGTTCCACGGGTGATCCAGAGGGGCTGATGACGGCGAAGATCGGAAGCGCAACAACGGCCCAAGTGATGCAACTCATCACGGGCGCCAGCGGCTTGAATTCGAGCCTGGCCGCGCTCACGCAAGCGGACCAGGCGCTGGCCGGTCCGCTGGATATGGCGCAAGTTCGCGCGCAGAACGTGGCGGCGGACCTGGCCGAACGCAGCAGCACGGTGAAGTACCCGGTTGTGAACGTGTACTGCGAGAAGGTGACGAACCAATTGACGGAGAAGTTTCGGACCTTCTCCGGCACGGCTCAGATGACGATCGAGGTTCGACATTCCCAGGACCGGCTGGAGGGGCTCCAGGACAGTGTGCAACTCTACACGGACGCCGCCACGCAGGTGCTGGCCGCGAACCGCGGCGATTGGGGCGATGGGATGTTTTACGCTGGCGGATACGAAGCGACCTTCGGAGCCGTCAAGCAAGGCGGAAAGAATTTCATCCAGGTGGCCAAAGTCACCTTCGAGATTGGAGTGAGCAAAAGCTAGTATGGCCTCTTATATTTCCTCTAACGCAAACCGGTTCTACACGGCGCTGGAAACGAGCTACGGCCAAGTGGGATCGATCACATCCGGTAACCGGATTCCGGCTCTCAAGCTGACGGTCCAGCAGAAACTCGAGGCGGCGCAGCGGAAGGACAAAACGGGCAGCCGGACGTTTCCGGGCCAGCCGCCGGGCGGCCGGCGGCAGACGAATTTCGAGCTGCAGACCTACATGACGAGCTGGCAGAAAACGGGCGCCAACCCAGGATATGGCCCGCTGTTTCAGGCGGCGCTCGGGGGCGCGCCGCTGCAGTTCGCCGGCGGGACCGCGGCATCCAGCACGGCGGGCGGAAGGCTGGGGTTCGCAGCGCCGCACGGGCTGGGCGCGGGGCAGGCGGTTTCATGCGCGGGAGAGATCCGGTTCGTGGCCGCCATCGTGGACGCCAGCACGGTGCAACTGAACGCGCCGTTTACCGTGCTGCCCGGAACCGGCGCGGCACTGGGCGCCGCGGTTACCTACGTGCCCGCGACGGAGCTGCCGAGCGCCAGCATATTCGACTACTGGGACCCGGCGACGGCGGTGCAGAGGCTGCTGTGCGGGGCGGCCGTCGACCAGATGGAGATCCAGGTGAACGGCGATTACCACGAGTTCCAGTTCAGCGGTCTGGCGCAGGACGTGCTCGATAGCAGCAGCTTCTCCTCCGCCAACGTCGCACAACTTCAGAGCTTTCCGGCGGAGCCGGCGCTGGCCGCGTTCGACTATTCGATTGTGCCGGGAAACATGGGCGAGGCGTGGCTGGGAACTTCGCCGACGCAGTTTCTTACCATCACCAGCGCATCCATCGTTCTCAAGAACCAACTGGACACGCGTTCCAAGGAGTTCGGATCGAACCTGCCGCGCAGCATTTCACCGGGCCAGCGGTCCGTGACGGCAACATTCGAGCTCTTCAGCCAGGACGACGACGCTACCAAAGGTCTCTATCAGGCCGCCCGGCAGCAATCGCCCATCAGCGTCATGTTTCAGTTGGGCGTGGCCGAGGGACAGGTGATGGGCGTGTACCTGCAGAGCGTGATTCCCGAGGTGCCGGAGTTCGACGACGGCCAGAACCGGTTGCAGTGGAAATTCCGGCAATCGCGCGCGCAGGGCACGGTGGACGACGAAATCGCGGTGGCTTTCGCATAACCATGACATACGAAAGCCTGAGGACGGTGGAGTCGCGGGTGGCGCGCGGGGTGACTTTCACGCTGGCGAAGATCTCGTTCGGGCGCAGGGTGGAGCTGATGCGCAGGGTGCGGGAGCTGGCCCGGCGAATGGAGTTCCTGGAGGCCGGCCAGGCGCCTGGCGACAAGATGGACGCGGCTCTGCTCCAGACGGAGATCGACCGGCTGTTCCTGACGTGGGGACTGCGGGCCGTATCGGGGCTGGAGCTGGATGGTTCGACTGCCACACCCGAACTGCTGGCGGAAGCCGGGCCGGAGGACCTATTCCGGGAAGCCGTGGCGGCGGTGCGGGCAGAGACGGGACTGACCGAGGCGGAACGAAAAAACTGATCGTCGCCTTCCACTTTCAATTCTCCAACCAGGCCGGTTGGAAGTGCGACGTCTGCCGGAAGTCCGGCCTGGAGAAGAAGCGCCGGTGCGGGTGGCTGGGGATGGGCGAGGATGCCAGCGGGCCGTTGGTCTGGGCGAGAAGAGATGTGGCGCTCAGAACCTGCCCGAAGCCGTATATCACGGCGGAGAGCCAGACGCTGGTGGAAGATTTTTTTGTGCGGCGCCGGCTGCGGGGGATGGATTTTGCGGGGCTGAGTGCGCGGCAAGTGGAAGCGTTCGTGATTCTGGAAAGGGCTTTTGCCGCGGAGATCAACAATGGCCAGCACAACACAAGATAGGCTCTACAAGACTTTTGTCGCGGTATCGGGGCAACCGGATTCCAACCTGGATGGCACGCGAGACAGCGGCCAGGAGATCGCGGCCGCCCTGAGCGACACGGTGCAGCAGCTCGGCGAACTCGCGGGGGGCAACGGGGCGCAGGCGGCGGGCGGCAGCAGCACTTCCACCGCGGGCACAACCGGTGGCAGCAGTACTTCCAGCGCGAGCACAGCCAGCAGCGGCGGCAGCACGGCGGAGTCAATCG